TCGTGTACCATCACGCCCGGCCGCCGGACCACAGGTCCGGCAGGCACTTGCCATCCGGCGTAGCTCAATCGGCAGAGCGGGGCCCTGTTAAGGCCAAGGTTGTAGGTTCGAGTCCTACCGCCGGAGCAGACAATCACCGGTCTCCACCAGCAGGTTTGCGCAGCGGCACCACCGCCGGGGCCACATCGGGGCCACGCTCGGCGTGCGCCCGGTCCATCACCTTCGCCAGCGCCTCCAGCTCGTCGCCGAACAGGCCCGCGTAGGTGTTCAAGGTGATGGACGGCTTGGCGTGCCCCAGCAGCTTGGCGACGGTGAGCACGTTGGCGCCCGCGCGGATGGCCAGGCTGGCGGCCGTGTGGCGCAGGTCGTACATCCGCAGCCGCGGGTCCAGGCCGGCCCGGCGCCCGGCCGGCTTGAAGTGGTCGGCGACGAACCGGTTCTCCCGCAAGGGGCCGCCCCTGGGCATGGTGAACAGGTGCTCGTCGGGGCCGAGCTCGCGCGCCTCCAGGTAGGCGACCAGCTCGTCCCGCAGGTAGCCCGGCAGTGGGATGGTCCTGTGCGCGTAGGTCTTGGTCGGCCCGAACACCAGCTTGCCCTCCAGCAACGGCGCCGCCTCCACCACCGAGACGGTGCCGTGCAGCTGGTCGAAGTGGCGCACCCGCAGGGCGGTCAGTTCCTCGGGTCGGACCCCGGCGTAGGCCACAAACCGAATCAGCGTCCCATACGGCGGCGTGATGGCCGCGGCGAGCGCCTCCACCTGGTCGGCTGACAGGAAGTGCTTCTCGCGCGGCGCCACCTTCGGCGCCTTCACCTGGGCGGCGACGTTGTGGCCCAGCCCCGCGGAGGAAAGCACGAGCCGGAGCACACCATGGGCCTCGCGGCGCCGCTTGGCGGACAAGCCCGCGGTGGCGAGTTCGGCCAGGAAGGTCTCCACCATGAACGTGTCGATGGCCCCGACCGGGGTGGTGCCGAACGCCGGCTTGACCTGGTGGTCGAGCAGCATCCGGTAGTCCCTCCTGGTGGTCGGGGCCAGCCCCGCGGTGGTGGCATGCCACCGCTCCGCGGCCTTGTCGAACGCCACCTTGGCGCGGTCCTGGTCGACGTAGCCGCCGGTATCCTTGGCGTGCTCGGTGCCGTGGAGCCACCGCTCCGCGTCGCGGCTGCGGTCGAACACCTTGGACCGCTGGCGGCCGTCCGGTGACCGGTACCTGACCCGGTAGGTGACCGGGCCGGCGCGGACGCGCCTCTCAATCGAGGCCATGATTACCCTCCTGCCTTGCGTGGTGTGGCCGGCCCGAGCAGGCCCCGCTCGCGGGCCATCCGAATCCACCGGCTGGCCGTCGACCGCGGTAGGCCAAGCCGGTTCATGACCGTCTTGAGCGGCGGCCCGCCGGTCGCGTAGGCCACGTGGTACACGTCGGCGACCGCGCGGAGGTCCGCGTCGCTCGGCCCGCCGCCGCCCTGGGCGCGCTCGGACAGCGTGACCGGCCCGGCCCAGGTCATCTCCCACGACGTCTTGCCCTCGCCGCGGATGGGCGGGCCGACGTGCATGAGCTGACCTTCGACCGCGCGGCGCAGCAGGGCGGCGACGGGAATCTCGCGGATGCCCTCGGACGTGACCGGCGGCCCGCCCGTCCGGCGCTTGACGGTGAGCTCGTCGACGACGAACCGGCCCGCCTCGTAGACGACCCGGAGTTCGAGGTCGTAGCGCCCTTCGTCGCGGACCCAGATGGGTGACCAGACGGCCAAGCCGGGGGCGAAGGGGACTGGCTTCGACTGTTCATTCATGGCGCCAGTGTGACGCCGTGAGACCACCTTGTCAAAGAGTCCCCGCGTGTGGCACCCTCCCGTCATGCCATGCCCACACGCACGAACAGGAGAGACGCGGTGGAGCGGTTACTCAGCACCGAAGAAGTCGCGGAGGTCCTCGGCCGCCCAGCCCGGACCCTGCGCCAGTGGCGCTACCGCAAGGAAGGCCCCCGCTACATCAAGGTCGGCCTGACCGTGCGATACAAGGCGGTCGACGTCGAGCGGTGGATCGAAGCGCAGGCGCAGGAGCCGGAGGCCGCCCGCGGTGGCTCCTGACAAGCGAAACGGGCGCCCCAACGCGGAAGGCGCCCGTTCCATGACGTCACCGGCACGCGACGACCACGAGGCGAGTCTATCGCATGAACATGACCCCCGACCCTGAGCAGGTCGAGGCCGCCCGCGCCCGTACCCTGCTCGAGCTGGCCGGCGTCTACGTCCGCCAAGTCCTCCAGCTCCCCGACGACGTCGCCGCCCTCCGCACCCTGACCGCCGAGCTGATGCTGGAGGTCGGCATGCTCCGCGTCAAGGTCGAGGGGCTCGAGCGCCGGGTGGGGGTGGGCCGGTGAGCGGCATCCTCTACGAACCTGACCCCCTGCTCGCCGGCCTCCGCGACGGCGCCTGGCTGGACGCCCAACAGTTCCCGCCGCTGGACTACGCCCTGCCGGGCGTCATCCCAGAAGGGTCAGTCTTACTGGTCGGACCGCCCAAAATCGGCAAAAGTTGGTTTGTCCTCACCGTCGCGCTGGCCGCGGCCACCGGCGGCAAGGCGCTCAGCATCGCCATCCCACGGCGCCCGGTCCTGCTCCTCGCGCTCGAGGATGGCCACCGGCGACTGCAAGACCGCTGCCGCAAGCTGCTCCGCGGCGACCCCATCCCCCGCGGCCTCGAGTACCTGACCCTGCTCGAAGGGGCCGCCATCGACACAATCACCGCTTGGTTGGATGAGCGCCCAGCCCACGACGCGCCGCCGCTGGTAATCCTCGACACCCTCGCCAAAGTCATGCCGCCCACCTCGCAGAACGAGACCTTCTACGGCCGGGACTACCGCGTCGGGACGACCCTGAAGCGAATCGCCGACGACCACCCCGGCATGACCCTGCTCACCAACCACCACGACCGCAAGGCAACCTCCGACGACTTCGTCGACTCCGTGAGCGGCACCCACGGGCTGGCCGGCGCGGCCGACACGATTATGGTCCTGTTGCGGAACCGCCTAGAGGAACGCGGCCTCTTGAAGGTCACCGGCCGGGACGTGCCCGAAGGCGAGTACGCCGTGGTGTTCAAGGACGGCTACCACTGGCAGCTCGACGGCGACGACCTCGCCGCCGCGGCGAAGCAGGCCCAGAAGGTCCGTGCGACGACCAAGGCGACCGCTGGCGTGGGTGAGCAGCTCATCGACATCATCCTCTACGTCTACCGCCACCCCGACGGCGTGAAGGCCGCCGACGTCGCCGAGGCCTTCAAGCTCGAGACGAAGGTCGCAGGGGTCTACCTCTCCCGCGCCGTCAAGGCCGGCCGGCTCGAGCGACCCGAGCGCGGCCTCTATACCCCTGTTGGAAGTGTTGGAAGTGTTGGTTTGGAGCAAGGCTCCCTCCCTCTATCCAACACAACCAACACTTCCAACACCCCTACAGAGGGCCAGGACGACACCAGGAAGGGGCACGCACGATGAGAACGGTCGACTACGGCGAGACCGTCATGGTCACCGCCGAGGAGCTGCGCCAACTGCTCACCAGCAACGGCGTCTGGCTCCAGCGAGGGCATCGGCTCCACCCCAAGCTGTGGCAGGCCATCCAGGACGCAGTCACCACCATCGAGGCGCACCAGAGCGCCGACGCGCACCTACTCGACGCGGAGACCGCCTGGCACCTGGAGTACCACGCCTACGCGCTCGGCGCCTACGACCTCGATGAGTGTGCAGAGGCGAGCTACAGGCACCCCGCCGTCAAGGCCGAGCTGGACGTCTTCTACCGGCTCTACGAGCAGGCACCGAGGACCTGCGCGGCGCTGGAGGCCGTCTCGTCAGCCGAGGTCGAGCTGCTGCTCGCCGCGTACCACCTGAACGACTGACCGCCCGCCCCCGGCCGGCTCGACCGTGGGCCGGCCGGGGGACAATCGGCGGAGACCCCACCCCCTGGAGGGCCACGGTGAGCGAGCATCCCCCACTGGACGACCGCGAGCGGTCCCTCATGTGCCACCTCGCCATCGAGGTCATCGCCGGCCAGACCGGCGAGGGCATGGACGCCATCGCCGAAGTGCTCGACGAGCTGGCCGGCCGCGGCCTGGTGAGCATCTACAGGAACGGGACCGACGCCTTCCTGTGCGTGCGCGACCAGGTCGGCGAGGACCACGTCATCGTCCACGCCGAGCGCCAATGGCTCCGCTTCCAGGCGCACCGCCCAGCCGACCCCGCACTGAACTAGCCATAGCGTCTCCGTGACGGTCGTCACCAGCGGGCTACACTACTGGCAGCCGGCATGCCGACCTGTAGGAGCGCCGATGCCATCTCTGCTCGAGGAGCTGCGCCAGCGGCGCACCGAGCTCCGCCAGTCCACCGACGAGGTCCTCACCCGCGCCAGCACCGAAGGCAGAGACCTCACCCCCGACGAGTGGACCCAGTACCGCGCCCACCAGGGCGACCTCCAGCAGGTCCAGGACCGCATCGAGGAGCTGAGAGACCAGGAGATGGCCGAGCTGCGCGCCCGCGTGCCCGCCGGCAGAGGGTCGACCCTGACCCGCGCCGACGCCGAGCTGGCTCGCCAGTTCCGCAGCGCCATCTACGCCAAGAACCCGCAGCCGATCGAGGTCTACTCCGACCTCCCCGACGAGTGGCCCGACGACGCGCCCGAGCCGCAGACCCGCATGGGCCGCGTCCAGGTCCACACCCGCGACCTGCTGAAGACCACCGCCACCCAAGCCTTGAGCGTCGACACGTACACCCGCATCGTGCAGCACCTGGTCGAGACGTCCAGCGTCATGGCCGCCGGCGCGACCGTCGTCACTACCGCCACCGGCGAGGACCTGGTCATCCCCAAGAGCACCGGGTTCGTGTCCAGCGCGGTCATCGCCGAGGCCGGCAGCATCACCGAGTCGGACGCGGTCCTGTCGACGGTCACCCTCAAGGCGTTCAAGTACGCCAACTACTTCGAGGTCAGCCAGGAGCTCGCCAACGACACCCCGACCAACCTGCTGGACTTCCTCGCCCGCCAGGCCGCCCTCTCCCTCGGCCTGGGCGCCACCGGGTACGGCAACGACCTCATCAACGGGGTCGGCACGACCGCGCCGCGTGGCATCCTCCTGGACGCGGTCATCGGGCCGGCCGCGGTGACCGGCACCGGAACATCCTTGGGAACCCAGGGCACCGCCAATCAGGGCACCGACGCGCTCTGGGGCCTCGTCGGCTCGCTCGCCGAGCCGTACGCCTCCGCGCCGGCCGCCGGGTTCCTGATGCGCAACGCCAGCGACGTCATCGTCCGCAAGCTGAAGGACACCACCGGGCAGCCCGTCCAGGGCCTCACCCAGCGGGGCCAGATTCTCGGCTACCCGAGCTACGTCGACCCGTTCATGCCCGCCATGGCGACCACCGCCAAGAGCATCGTGTTCGGCGACTTCAGCCGCTACTTCGTCCGCATCGTCAACGGCGTGCGGTTCGAGCGGTCGGATGAGTTCCGCTTCCAGAACGACCTGGTCGCGTTCCGCTGCATCATCCGGCTGGACGCCGCGCTGGTGGACCTGGGCGCGCTGCGGCACTTCCAGAACCTGACCTGAGAGCAGGCCCCGATGCCGTGGCAGTGGCCGTGGAGGCGTCGCACCGAAGACCGCCAGCTGTGGAACGTCGGCGACATCCCGATGCCGTCCACCTACGCCGGGGTAGGCGTCAACGCGGACTCCGCGATGCGCCTATCTGCGGTGTGGGCGTGTGTGCGCCTACTGGCTGACTGCGTGAGCACGTTGCCCGTCGACGTGTACCGCCAGGGCGACGCCACCCCCATGGCCACCCTGCCGCCCTTGCTGGCCCAGCCCGCCGCGGACGCGGACCTGTGCGACTGGCTCTACATGCTCATGGCATCGCTGCTCTTGCGCGGCAACGGCTACGGCAACATCACCGCCCGCACGGGCGCCGGGCTGCTGCCCGCCCAGGTCGACCTCGCCCACCCTGACTTCGTGGTGCCACCCAACATCACCGACCCACCCCAGCAGCGGGTGTACCGCATCAACGGCGTCGAGTACGAGCCCGCCGACGTGTTCCACGTCCGCGCCTACCGGATGCCCGGGTCGCTGGTCGGCCTGTCCCCGGTCACCTACGCCAAGCAGGCCATCGGGCTGGGCCTGGCCGCCGAGAAGTACGGCGCCAAGTTCTTCGGCGACAGCGCCATCCCCTCGGGGGTCCTCACCACCGCCGAGTCCATCAACCAGACGGTCGCCGACACGCTCAAGGAACGGTGGAACTTCAAGTTCCAGGACAGCCGCGAGATAGCCGTGCTCGGCCACGGCGCCACGTTCCAGCCCATCACCGTCTCGCCAGAGGAAAGCCAGTTCCTCGACACCACCAAGGCCAACGTCGCGACCATCTGCCGCTTCTACGGCGTCCCGCCCGAGATGGTCGCCGGGGAGACGGCCGGCCATATGGCCTACACCAGCCCAGAGCAGCGCTCCACCGACCTGCTCGTGTACGCCATCCGCCCATGGCTGGTCCGCCTCGAACGCGCCATCAGCCGGCTGCTGCCCCGCAACCAGACGGTGAAGTTCAACGCGGACGCCATCGTCAGAGTGACCCTGCTCGACCGGTACCAGGCGCACGCCGCCGGCATCGCCGCCGGGTTCCTCACCGTCAACGAGGCCCGCCAGCTCGAGGACCTCCCCCCGCTCGCGCAAGGTGGTGCTGTCGCATGACCGTGGAAATCCGCGCGCTCCAGTTCGCCCTCCAGCTCCGCGACGACGGCGACGGGCGCACCCTGGTCGGCCCGCTGCTGCCCTACGGCGTTGAGGCCCGCATCGGCCCCTACGTCGAGACGTTCGAGCGGGGCGCGTTCACCGGGACCCAGCCCGCCATGGTGCCGCTCACCGCGACCCACCCGCGCGACGGTGGCACCCTGCCCATCGGCGTCACCGTCGAGCTGCGGGAGGAGGCCGACGCCTTGCATGGCGCCTGGCACGTCTCCGACACCGCACTCGGCAACGAGGTCCTCGCGCTCGCCCGCGACGGCGTCCCCCTCGGCCTGTCGGTCGGCTTCGAGGAAGTGGACGGTGGGAGCCGGTGGAACCACACCCGCACCCGCGTCGTCCGCACCAGAGCGACCCTGGACCACGTCGCCGTCGTCCGCTCACCCGCCTACCGCGGCGCCCGCGTCGAGGCCGTACGCGCCGCTGTGGTGCCAGCAACCACCACACCACGGCTCGACCTGGCCAGGCTACGGTGGCACTGAAGCGCACCTGCCTACGCTGCGGCCGTCTCGTCCGCGGCGTGTGCCCCACGTGCGCGACCGCACGGGACCGAGCCAAGGCAGCCAAGCGGCCACTGCTCCGCTCCAACGCCAGCAAGGTCAGCAACGCCCAGCTCGTCAGCGAGCACCGCGCCACCATCGGCGACTGGTGCCCAGGCTGGGAACGCCAGCCCGCCCACCCCAGCGCGGACCTGGTCGCCGACCACGTCATCGAGGTCGCCCGCGGCGGCCAGGAGCTCCACGCCCGCCGCGTGGTACGCTGCCGCTCCTGCAACAGCGCGCGGTCCGCGAACGTCCGACGAGACCCGTTTTCCCAATGACGGCATACCGGACGACCCCGCGCCCAGACAACTTCGCATCACACTCGGCGGCGCCGTGAAGGCCGGCCCGAAGGCGCAGCTGACCGCCCCGGCGCTGGACCTGCGCAAGCTGCCCCGCCGGGGCGGCTCGAGGGCGATTGCGTTCACCGAGCGGTACGTGCGGACCCCTACGGGGAAGGGGGAGCTGCACCGGATGCGCTGGCGGGGATGGCAGAAGACCATCATCCACGGGCTGTTCGACGAGCCGAGGCCCCGTCAGGGTCTGGTGTCGCTGCCGGCTGGCAATGGCAAGAGCACCAAGGCCGCGGCGCTGGGCCTGTACGGACTCTTGGCCGATGGGGTGCAGGGCGCACAGGTTCCTATCGTCGCGTCGGACAAGCGGCAGGCCGGCATCATCGGGAACATCGCCCGGCGGATGGTCGAGCTGGACGAGACCCTGCTCGACCAGGTGCAGGTCTACCAGGACTACCTGTACGTCCCCCGCACCGACAGCGTGCTGCAGGCGCTCCCCGCCGAGCTGGAGGCGCTGCAAGGGTGGAACCCGACGCTGGCCATCGTCGACGAGCTGCACGTGGTCACCGAAGACGTGTACGAGTCGATGGCCGCCCGCGCGGGGAAGCGGGAGCGGTCGCTGCTGCTGGCCATCTCGACGCCGCCGCGCAACGGCGACACGGACGGGGTGATGTGGCGGCTGGTCTCCCATGGCCGGGAAGGCGGGGATCCGTCGTTCTACTTCGCGGAGTTCGCCGCGCCGGCAGGGTGCGACGTCGACGACGAGCAGGCGTGGCACATCGCCAACCCCGCCTTGGGTGATTTCTTGTACCTGGACGCGCTCCGCGCCACGCGGAAGACGATGCGCGAATCCACGTTCCGGGCGTGGCGGCTCGGCCAGTGGCCCCAGGTGAGCGACAACGCCTGGCTGCCCCCCGGCGCATGGGACGCCTGTTCCAAATCGGTGGCCACCGATTTGAACGGTGCCGAGGTCGTGCTCGGGTTCGACGGGTCATTCTCGGGTGACTGCACCGCCCTGGTCGCCGTCACCATCGGGCCTACGCCCCACGTCGAGCTGGTGAACCTGTGGGAGGCCCCCGAGGGCGCCCGGGACTGGCGCGTCCCCATCCTGGAGGTCGAGCAGGCCATCCGCGACGCCTGCCGCCGCTGGCGGGTCCGCGCCATCGTCGCCGACCCGTACCGGTGGCAACGGTCCCTGGAGCTGTTGGACGGTGAGGGCCTGCCCGTGGAGGAGTTCCCCCAGAGCCCCGCCAGGATGACCCCGGCGACCACCCGCTTCTACGAGGCCGTCGTGAACCAGGCCCTGACCCACGGAGGCGACGCCCGGCTGGCCCGCCACATCAGCAACGCCGTGCTCAAGGAAGACCCCCGTGGCGCCCGTCTTGCCAAGGAGCACAAGCACAGCCGCCGCCGGATTGACGCCGCTGTGGCCGCGGTGATGGCGCTGCACCGCGCCGGCGAGCTGGCCGCCGCGCCGGGGGTGCAGATTTACGTGTGAGGGCGTCAACCCGGTCTGATGAGTGCCGGGAAGGCGGCGACGATGCCGGCTCATGACGGCGAGCAGCCTGCGCCCGAACAACCAGCAGCCCCGGAGGACGGGAGCCCCAGGGGCTGCTGGCGTCTGTAGGGCTATGCGACGTGGTGGGGGTCGAGCGCCTCCGCCAGCTCCGCGAACTCCGCATCGGTGAGCAGCGGCAGCGCGGCGGCGAGAATCTCGGTTGGCGACATGGCAGCGCCGACCGCCAGGACGAGGCGCTTGCGGCGGCCGTCCAGCATCCGCATCACGTGGACGTCGCGGCCCCGGTTGGCCGAGTACACCACCGTGATTCTCACTGGGGGACGTCCCGGTGCTCGAGGGCCTCCAGGGTGACCGCGAGCGGCTGTTGCTCAAGATGGTTCAGCACGCCCAGCACGTGCGCGGGGCCGTGGCGGACCAGCGCGCGGCGGACGGCCTGCAGCGCGTTCGCGGCGGCCCGTTCCCGCTCCTGGCGGACGAGGCTGTGGACGGCTTCGACGGTGCGCTCGCCGCGCTGCAGCGGCCGGGTAGAGTCTGTCTCGCTCATCAGGTACCCCCTGGTGGGCCATGGGGCCGGCCCGCGCAATCGGGTGCGGCCCCGCTTCACGCTCACGGTCGTGAACGCGAGTGAACCGTAGTGTCCCCTAGTCAATCCCTGTCAGCAAGCCTCGTACCCTCTGAGCATGGACGAGCGGTTGTTGACCGAGCAGGAAGTGGCCGACTACCTCGGCATGCACGTCGGCACCCTGCGGAAGTGGCGCCGCGCCGGCACCGGCCCGCCCGTCCATTGGGCCGGGACCAAGCCGAGGTACAAGCGCGCCGAGGTCGAGGCGTGGTTGGACCGGCACCCCGAGGAACGCGGCGAGAGCGGGTAGCCGGGGCCACACTGGGGCCACATCGGGGCCACGAAACCCCGAGATATGGCGAGTCGCGGCGAGTCGCGCAGTGTACCGCCGAGACACGCCATTCTCGCTGGTCAGGCCCCGGATTCGACCATCGCCGCAGCATGCTGCGGGTGGCCCCCAATCACGAGAGCCGTAGGTTCGAGTCCTACCGCCGGAGCGAACCAGAGGTACAACCTGATGATCACCCTGGCCCGCGGCGGCCAGGGTGATCTCTATTTGGGCAGTATGCTC